GATCATCCATAGCTCGGATGAGTTCCGCTTGACTTCGGAATACATCACCCTTGTTTGATGCAGCTTTACCTGTGTAGGTCTTACCCTCTGAGCCGTTGGCTGCCTCATACTGAGCTTTGAGCCCAGCAGCAGCCAGCTTTATGGCTGCAAGGCTACCACTTTCTATAGTCTGGTCGTAGCCTTGTATTACTTCTTCGGGTAGATTACTCTTAGCCCAGTTAATGACTTGAGTGTACTGGGTGTTGCCACCTACTGATTCCTTGATGCTTGAAATATCATCGTTACTTATCTCAGGTATCTGTTGTACAGGTTGATTGCCTTGCACTTCCATGTAAGCGTTGAGTAAATCTTGACTAGACATTTCTGCTAGCTTAGCTTTGGTAGCATCTGTAAGCTTACCTCCAGCTTTACTCCACTCCTCTGATGCACTGGTTATCAGCTGTGCGTGATCAGATACCTCTGGTTTCTCAGGTTCAGCTGTCTCTTCTTTCTTTTCGCCTAGTTTACTTTCTAGTTCTTTGTACGCTTTCTCTAGCTCTTCAGCGTTCTTATACTTACCGGCAAGTAAAGGCTCTTCTTCTGCTGGTGCAGGCTCCTTACCTTGCTCCTGTGCTTCCGCAACTCGTAATGAATCTTGTTCGTCAGGGGTAAGATTAGTCTCAACTGTCTCAGTTGGTGTATTATTTTCGTATGATAATGTTTCTGCCATGTTTTACTGTGGTGGTTGTGTTAGGTTGCCCAGCACTCCAGCTGCTTGTTCAGCTATGTCTGGGTTCTTGCTAGGATCCATAAGTGGTGTACCGGCTAGCTGACCAGCTTGATCTAGTAGAGACTTAGATTGCATTTCCTGTGTCTGCTGTTCCTTCATCTGTTCTAGCTGTTGACCTGTACGTACAAGATTAAGTACGTCAATACCCTGTGCAGCTGCTAATCTCTTGATAGCTTCTGTAGGATCTATGTACTTCATCAACGCTTCTGGGCCTAGTGTTTGTGCAACTGTTTGTATAAACCTAGTTAAAGCTTCGTTGTCCTGACCTCTGCCGAGACTGTTGATACCAGCCACGATCTTTGGCCTAACAAGATTCTTTGGTAGGTTAGGTATTTGGTTGCTTCGTTGTAGTATCAGCAATGTTCTATTGAGATAGGGTACTAGGAACTCTACTGTGAGCAAGCTGAATAAGCCACCCAAAGACTTCTCTAGTTCTAACTGTGTGAGGCGTACCTCTTCTGCTGTTACCCTCTCTGCGTTCCTGACATTCATAACCAAGAAGGCTTCGAGTATTCTTCTTTCTATCTGTGATGCTAGGTTAGCAGCTGTTGAGAAGTCAGCAGTCTTACCAACTTGCACGACTCCTACATCTTCTGGTCTACCTTGTATAATAGCACCGTTGCCGGCCTTAGCCAGCGTTCCGGGTTTGGTTGTAGCTGATGGTGAGACAAGAAAGACAACCTTACTTGCTACACTTGCACCCTCTACGAGAGCCTGAGACAGTCCATCGAGACTTCGCAAGTCACCGAGAAACTCTTCTACTCTACCTCTACCGTAATCTTCACCGTCTACTGTGTTGAATCGAAGAACCAACCATGGAGAAGTACCTTTTGGTGCTGTACTACGTGTGCCTTCAAGTATCTGATCGTCAGCTTCTTGATGCCACAGCCAGCGTCCACTGTTTTCATCCATACGCACGTAGGTATACACCTCTGCGTCATCTTCTGTCGAACCATAGTCGCCATTAACTGGCTGTTCTGGAGGCTTAGGTGATTCGAGACCTAATATCTCCCTGTTAATTAATTCTTTTGTAACGATCTCTACAACGTTACCGTTACCGTCTCTATTGACAACGTACCTCTGTAATGGATAGTGCTTTAAGCCTTCCTTGCTCATAAATATAAGAGCATTACCAGATACAATCAGATGTTTCAATGCCTGATGCACTACAACTCTATCGCTGGATGCAGCTATGTAATCCATAATCAATCTCTCAATTTTTGAGAATGATAGGTCTAGCTCACTACGCATAGATTGATCCATCTGTTCACCAAGCTGGTCGTCTCTTACTTGTAATTTAAAGAAGGCCGACTGTGGTGGTAAGATTGCAAGCATAAGCTTTGCTGCAAGTGTTACCACTGCTTTGGCTCCTACTGATTGGTAGGGTTGTATTAGAGTACGTTTACCTTTGTAGTTGTCATCCTGTTGGACTAGATAAGGCAGGGTAAGTTCAGAGCACTCAACTGCTGTATCAAGAAACTGTGTTCTGTTTGTTAGTAGCTGGGTGTATCTTTCCCTAGCCTTAGACATTTATTCCTCCAGTTGTTCCGCCTTCACCACCACCAGAATTGATATTGATTTTCAAAGCGTCTGTACCCATTCTTTTGGATGCTCCTCTTTGATCTTCTTTCTTAGCTGATGTACCATACTCAACGCCAGCTACATCATCAGGATCTAGTAGTTCCTTTTTGCTAGGTAGTTTAGCAGTCTGCACTAAGTCAGGGTTTCTAGGCTGTATTGGTTGTGGGATTGGTGCTGCCGGTGTTGGTGGTTGTCTTCTAAATGGGCCTACGCACATAGTTATTCCTCTAAAATAGATTTTATATATTGTACTACCGACTCTTGACCGGATCTGTACATAATGGAGGCTAAGTCCTCCTTGGGGTGGACGGGATGCCAAGCGAACTTGGACTCCAAATCCTCTACCAATTTCTCTAGCTTTTCTGAGTGAAAGCTAAGCGTATTGGGGGAGGTTTGTATTTGCATGTTCAAAAAATGCTGGCATACGAGCTGCTCTGGTATCAGCAAACTGTGGTGCTTTACCTTCGTACATCAACCGGTCGCTCGCATCAAGCCAGAACTGTTTGTCTAAATGTTTGTCCGGTGAAGTTTTCAAGGGTTGCATTACCCATGAAATAGTTGCCTTCCTAAGCTTATCCAAGCTACTGCTAGGACGAAGGCCAAGCTCGGCACAGACCAAGCTATTCGTTGCCACGTGTACTTGCTCGTCTCTGGATATATCAGCTGATACTGTTCTGATAGCAGCATCACCAGTAAACCTAAAGAAAGGTAGTAGAACAAAGAATATAGCTCGCTCTGCAACGAGGGCTTTTGTAATAGTATGATCGGGGTGTGCAATCCAAGCATCTCTTATTTTTATAGCTTCTAATTCTGATTGTATGTCGGCTCCGTGAGCATCGACAATAAAGTTTAACGCAATGTCATGCTTCTCTTCATCTTTAACATTCGAGATGAGAAGCTTTCTAGCTGTATCGGGTACTTCTTTCTCAAGACCCTCAAGAATGAAGTCTCCAACTGGTAGCTCCATATGACGTATTGCGAGAGCACGCTTGATGGTTTCTTCAGCACCTTCTTTCAGTGCTCCTTTGGTAGGTTGGACGGGTGTCCATGTTCTTTTCCTGTTAAATAGTTTTTCGTATGGGTTCATTGTTCGCAGTCGCATTGGGGTTTATCTAAAATGCCTGCCAAGTAATCGTCGACATCAATATCACCTAACGCTGCGTAAGCATCAGACTTATCTTGTACATCGCCCATGACTTGGAGGGAATAATATAACGAAGTCTGTGGACTAGCTAGCCACTCTTCGATAAACGCTTCGTCGTAAGTTACTACGTCGCTCCAGCTGTTGAAGCTGTAGCCATGAAGCAATCCTGTCCTATCGAGCATTGTGATGATTTCGTCTGCTACACGCTTATATGCGTCCCATCCTACTTCACTTGCAATCTCAACGTCGCCGTATTCAACTCTCTCTACTCCGAACTCGCCGGAGTCTCTGTCTACGGTTCTAGCTATTGGTGGTGCTATCTCGGGTGTGCATGTATAGCCGTCTAGGTCTTTACTGCGATAGCTGCAACTGGCAGTGGGTGCAATAGCGAACGCCCTTACCATGTTATGTTCTCTTGCTATCTGTGATGCTTCAAAGATAGCGTGTTGTAATCCCCAAGCTGCTATGCCCGGTGCATCGTTTGCGGAGAGCCCTTGGTTTACTCGTCTAAGTGCCTCCCCAAAGTCCTCGTACGAGATACTGTATTGTCTGAGGAAGTTGGCAAGACCGAGCACTCCAAGCCCAACTTGTCTGTCGACTTCCGAGGTAAGGTATTCTCCAGATTCTCCAACACCTGTCCTGCCATGGAGATCACACAACTCGGACATGCCTGATACGAAAGCCTTTTGAAGGTCGTCGATTGAACAGGCACCGAGATTGACATGCTGTAGCAAGCATGTTCCACGTGAGGGCAAGTATACTTCAAGGCATACGTTTCCATAGATACGAGCCCCTTCTCCGTCGTATTTAATTTTGTTGAGCCAGATGTCTCCTGATTTGATTCCATGTAGTAAAGCCTCCTTTGTTTCTCTGTTACAGTTACGCCACATTGCTGGTGTTATGTCAACGCAACGCTTCACCCATGGTAGTTCCTGTCTGGGTGTAGTTATAAATTTTAGTATGTCTGCATGATTTAAGTCAAGATGCAGAACTATTGCTCCGTTCTTGTAAGCCCCACCTCTACGAAGTGTTTCGTTGAGAGCTGAGTATATCTTACCGAAGCTGACTGGGCCTGTAGCTACCAGTCCTTTGTCGTTTGTGTGTCCCTCGGGTCTAAGTTTAGACAGGTGGATAGCACATCCTGCACCATAACGCAGTGCATGGGATGCAAACCTCCAGCTAGCTTCTATACCCTCTGGCCCTTCCATGCTGTCTTCAACAACAAAGATGGTACAAGATACAGGCAGCCTTGATGTAGGATCGTCGATCCAAGATTGCACTCTGCCGGTGCGAGAAATGAATTGAGTAGACATTATAAGTATTGTAGTAGTTCTTTTAGATTGTTACCTAGTATAAAGTTTTGTTCTTGTAATGCAAGGAAGACGGTAATAACATCCTCCTTTTTATTATAGTTTTTCCGTAACCCATCTTCGATGAGCCTCATTTTGAGGTCTTGTTCAACCGTCAATTTTGTAATCGGCTTTGGGTGTCCAGAGAAGTGGGGTTTTTGATTTGGTATCATAGTCATCTATTGTGAGTATTCTGGCTAATCTTGCATTAAGTAAAGCATCTTCTTCAGTCAACCCTTTGTCCTCAAATGCTTTTACAACTGTAGCCCAGCCGTAGCCTTCTTTATCGAACAGCGTAGCTGCTCTTTTTACACCAATACCGGGCACGCCACTGTAGCCATCAGTCTGATCGCCAGCTAGTGTCTGTATTAGATGCCATTTAGCACCCTCTTCTGGTGTAATTGTTGTAGTGTCCTCTAAGTTATATAATTTACCGGGTATCTGTCTCATATCTTTATCAGGTGAGACGATAGTGTTGCCGGGAAACTTTGTAGCGTAGATGCCCATAGCATCATCAGCTTCCAGCTCTGGCATGGTTATAACGTCAAACTCAACATGTAGGTTACGTATGACACGTTTGTAGCCGCATGGCTTCTTTCTGTTTCGATGACC